ACAACAAAGACAACAACTAGCATATCAAGAACCACTAAGTAGAATACAGGCTCTTGGATCAGGATTAGCTTCTCAGGTAGGTGGGGTACCTACTACAACTCAAACATTAGGAACACCTGCACCACAAGCAAGTCCATTATCACAAGCACTACAAGTAGGTTTAACAGCGTACGGCCTTGGTAGTTTATTTGGGAGAGGATAATGAGATACATAAGACCTAGTTTTAAAATGGGTGGTACACCTAGTGGTATAGAAACTTTAACACCAAGAGTGCAAGCTCAAGATGGGTTTTTTGCAAACAAGCCTTTATTTGTACCTCCAAACAATTTAGCGAATTTAAAAAATCAAAGATTTAATGTTGGTATTTCTGGAGGGCAAACACCTTACATAGAAAGAATGATGAAAAGTTTTCCATTAAATGTTGATGACATGGGCGTAGCATCTGTGTCAGATGTAGATAGCACATCTTCAAGTGCTATTGGAGGCACTAAATTTAAACAAGCTGAAAAAAATAGAGAAAGTATAAATACAACAGATGAGTTTATAACAATATTAGCAGGACGTGATCAAACCCCAATAAGAGTTAAAAATCCTAACTACCAACCTGAAGGTGAATTTAGAGATGTTAATGTTAGAGGAGTTAAAACTAAAAGATTTTTTCCTGATGAAAAAATAGACATGGATGAAATAGCAAATAATGTGATAAGTAAAAACAAAGCTGAAAGAGATTTTAAACAAATAGTTTCAGATGCAGAGAAAAAATTTGCTAAAAAAGATGATATTTCAACAGACGATAAAAAAACACTTTCTTTTGAAGAATTAGTAGCAAAAGAAGATGATGATGTTTTTAAAACTGAATTTGATAGACAATACAAAAGAATAGAACAGTATCTAGGTGAGGATAAAAAAGATTTAAAAGGAGAGTTAGCCCTAGCTTTATCTGATGCAGTTGGAACACCTGGAACATTAGCAGACAAAGCTAAAGTTTTAAATTCTTTTCTATTACAAAAAGCAAGTAGAAAAAAAGCAAATAAAAGAGATTTTGCTAAATTAGCTTTTGCTGCAGCTAATGATTTAGAAAAAGCAAAAATATTAGCAAATAAAGAAACTTTTGAAGAAAAAAGATATAACAAATTATTTAGATCTGCAGATATAATTGCTAACCCAGATAAATATTCTGAGTCAACAGTTAATGCTGCAAAAAGTTATTTAAGAACTACTAAAGACATACAAGATTTATTGAAAAATAAAGAAGGAGACTTTACATTAACTGGTGCAACAGTAGCAAAAACTCTTGCAGAAATACCTGAAACAAAAAAGAAACTAGAAAAAGAATTAGCCAAAGGTGATAAAGCTAGACCAGATAAAATAAAAGAATATAGAGAATCATTAGCTTTAGCTCGAGCTCTTCTAAGTAAAGATTTAAATGCAATTTCAAATATTATAGGATCAGATTTTGCTGATGGTGGTAGGGTTAATCTAGCACAATCTTTTGAAGGCACTGTAGGAGAAGCTGCTGATGCACAAAAAACACCCGCTGCTAAAATTGATAGATTAGATTATAATGCATTAAGAACTAGACTACCTAGAGAAATTACAGATGATATTGTAAGACTTTTAGCTAACGATGATCAAGCGTTACAGGATTTTTCTTATATTAGAACTCAAGGAGATGTTAATCAATTTAATTTAAAATATGGAGTAACTTTAGTATTACCTCCAGAAAGTGCATAGGAGGACTATGGCTGAAGAAAAAAGTTTATTTCAAAGAATATCTGAAGATATAACTGTTGATACCGACCCTTTACCAAGGAGAGTTGGTGCTTTTGATTATTTAACAGATATACCTCTAGGTTTGGTAAAAGGAGTTAGCCAAGCCGTTAAAGGTTTAGTTTCTTTAGGAGCTTTACCTATTGATTATGTAGCAGACACTAATCTAACATCTAAAATAGATAGTCTTTTTGATAAGATCACACCAGAAACAGATACTATTGTTGGTGATATAACTTCTGTTTTAGGTCAGTTTGGATTACCTGCAGGAGTAGCCGTAAAAGTAGCAAACGGCATGTTAAAGTTAAGTAAAGCCAGTCAATTAAAAAAATTATCAAGTTTTAAAAAAGCAGATGGCTCTTACGATATAGCAGGAGCAGGTGGTGAACTTGCAAAACGTGCAGGTTATTATGGGAGTATTGGTGCAGTTACAGATTTTGCAGTATCGACTCCAGGTGATCTACCAACGTTTTCAGAAACTTTTGGTTTTGGAGAAGCTTATAAGGGAAAAGAATTAAAAGGTAGAGATAGAGCAATTGAAGACTTTAAAGAAAAAATTAGATTTGGTGCAGAGGGGGCATTATTAGGTGGTGGAGTAGTAACTGCTTTACCTGTTGCAGGTACTTTAGGTTTTAAATATGGAATAATGCCTGCGGGTAAATACATTGTTAAACCAGTTGGACAAGCCGCTTTTAAAACTGCAGACGCTTTAGTATTTAATCCGATAGGTAAATTAGCTTCAACAGAATTAGTTGGTAAAGGAACTAAAGTTGCAGGTGAATTTATTGGTAATCAAACTAATGCGTTAAGAAAAAAATTAGGATTATCAGAACCAGGTAGTTGGAAAAAATTATCAGACTCACCTAATGCACCTTTGTTTGAAAGATTTAAACGTAAATTAGATAAAACAAAAAATTTATTTACCGATCCTCTTGATGATGCTACGGCACAAGAGGCAAGAGAGGTAATTCAATACGCGGATGCTGACAGAAAAAATATAGCTAGATTTATTAAAGATATAGATACTAAATTTAAAGATATTGCAAATAATCAAGCTATTAAACTACCAAAATATTTAAGAGATTCTAAAATTAAATATCCATCAAAAATAACTGACAAAAGTGATGTTATGTTAAGAAAAATGGAGGATGATATGTTTGATTATTTAAAAGCTCCTGTTGGTATGGATAAGGGATTATTAAATAATTTGGATGAATCTGTTAGAGATTCTGCATTATCTATGAAAAATTTAATAGTTAAATTAAATAATCAATACGGAAAAATACTGGCAGATAGTGGTGATAAATCTTTAGAAGCTTTAGCTGCAGAAATAACTAAAAATGGAGGGGCATACTTAAAACAAACGTTTTCCGCTATGAAAAATAAAGCGTTTGAACCAGATGAAAAATTTTTAGAAAAGGCTACAACATATTTTAAAGAAAAAGTTATTCCTAATTCAAAAGAATATTCAAGAATAGTTTCAGATAAAATGGCTAAAGATAATATATCAAGATCAGATGCTGTTGATTTTGTGGCTGATAGTATTTTAGGAGATTTAAAAAATACCTTGATACAAAGTAATAGAAGTCCAGAGTCTTTGTTTAGAACTGTTACACAAACATTTAAAATTTCAACAGCTGAAGCAAAAATAGGAGTTGATGGGTTATTAGAAGCAGGAGTCCCTATTCAAGATTTAATGAAATCAACTCTTAAAACAGAAGCTGATGCTATTATAAGAGCATATTTAACACCAACAAAAAGTTATCAAGATGCAGTTGTTGATACGGTTATGACCGCAACAAAACAAATATATCAAAAAGATTTTTTTGATAGAACTGCAAAAACGGGTTTAGAAAGAGGTTTTTTATTTAGATCTAGAGCAGAAGCTGCAGCAAAAGGTTATAAAAATGCAGATACAATGCTGCCGGTTTCTAAAGATTTTACACCAGGCCCTACATACACAGTTTTTGATAGCGATATGTTTAATGCAGGTATTAGAATAGGAAAGGATGGAGCAGAGTTACCAGGTCCATTATATGCGTTACCAGAAATTGCTAACGCTATTAGAGGACAAGATGAATATCTAACAAAACTTTTTGATTTACCTGGATATAAAGCTTTAATGTCTGTTAAAGCAGCAGGTCAAGTAGGTAAAACAGTTTTCTCACCAATGACTCAAATAAGAAATGTATCAACTGCATCTTTTTTTGCTTTAGCAAGTGGTTTAATTGGTGGCAGAGCTAGTTTAACAGATGCTTTTAAATTACTAGCAGATGATTTGTTTCCTGGAAAATTTGTAAAAGTTAGTGATGTTGCAAAAAAAATGGAAGATCTAATACGAAGAGGAGTTGTTGATCAAAATATTGAAGTAAACGAAATTAGAAATATTTTAGATAAAGCAAAAAAAGGTAATTTTAGTCTACAAACTTTAATTGAAAACCCAATCGTAAAAAGAGCGTTTGATCTTTATCAAGGTGGTGACAATGTTTGGAAAATATATGCAGATAAATTTTATCAAAGTGCTTTAAAAGATGCTTTTAGTTATGTCACACCACAACAGGCTAAAGCAGGCATAAGTGGTGATAGAGCAATTAGAGAAAATATGATTGATTGGTATAGAACAATTGCTAAACAAAATGACATAGCTGATGAGTTGGCTTCTATAAATAATAAAATAATTAACGCTAAAACAGCAAATGAAGCTGCAGGTCTATCCCAACAATTTAATAATTTAAGAAGTGTTGGAGATGTATCTTCTTATTTAGTTACCAATACAATACCAACATATAGTAGAGTTCCAAAAATAATAAAAAATATTAGAAATTTACCTTTAGGTAATTTTATAGCTTTTCCTGCAGAAATATTAAGAACAGGGACACATTTATTAACTATAGGTGGTAGAGAATTGATGAGTGCAAATCCGTTTATTAGACAAATGGGGGCAAGAAGATTATTAGGAGCATCAGCCGTATTTGGCGGAACAGGGGCAATAGTTGCAGGCACAGCCGAAAAATTAACTGGTGTAAGTGATGAAAAAATGGAAGCTTTTAAAAGATCAATAGCACCTGACTTTCAAAAAAATTCAACTTTGATACCGCTTACAAAACCAGATGAAAATGGAGAATTTAAATATTTTAATTTTTCTTACACAAATCCATATGATTCTTTAACAAGACCGGTTAATGCAATATTAACTGCTCATTCAAATGGTCAACTAAATGATGCTAAATTAAGTGAAATACTTTACGATGGTTTTATATATGACAGAGACACAAATGCACCAGGAGCTCTGACAGAGTTTATAACTCCTTTTGTTAGTGAATCAATTGGAGCAGGAGCAATTGCAGATTTAACCATAAGAGGTGGTAGAACAAAAGACGGTAAAATTATTTATTATCCTCAAGATGATATTATGGAAATTTTAGATGCATCTTTTGGACACTTAGTGGGTCAACTAGAACCTGGTGCATCAAGAAGTTTTAGAAGAGTTTATAAAGGTGTTACAGAATCATTTAATGATTTTGGAACTCAATACGATGGAGCAACAGAGTTCGCAGCACTAACGACTGGTTTAAGAATTGAAACGGCTAAACCTTTAAACAGTCTGCCTTTTATAATTTCTTCTTACAATAGAGATATAGAAAATATAAGAAATAAATTTTCTAGAAACGCGTATAGTCCTAACATAGATGTAAGAGGTAGGGTTGGATTCATGCAAGAATATTTAGAAGACTCTTATAGAGCACAAAGTAATTTAAGTAGAATAATTAATGATATGAAAATTATTGGAGTTGATGAAGATTTAGTAGAAGAGGGAATATCAGAGAGATTTAGAAATAAAAAACAAACTGATGCCATAATGGATGGTGAATATAGAGCACCTAATTTTTCAGAAGAGAGATTTAAAACTTTAATAGATAGATTAGAAAGAGAAGATCCAATAGCTGCAGCTAAAGTAGAGTCTGAAATTGAAGAAGCTATTGATATAATTAGTGATATTAGAGATGAGGTAGATGATGAAGACTTAGGTTTAAACCCTAGTTTTATATCAGACAGAGTTAGAGAATTGTTTGAAATTCCATCGGTTCCAACAGGAGGGATCATATCAGATCAAGTTGCACAAAAAGTAAATTTACCAGTAGACCCAAATGCAGCTACTCAACCTAGTCCTTCGGTAATAGCACAAACTAAAAAACCAATTACGTTGACTGAATTAGAACAATCTCCAATATTTAGTTTACTAAGACAAAGAGGATTAGCTTAATGACTAAAAAAGACGACGCATTACAAAGAATAGAATCACATGAGAAGCTTTGCAGAATAATGCAAAAACAAACTTACGATAGAATGCAACAATTACAAGGTCAAATAACTAGAATAGAACGAATATTATTAGTTTCTATGGGTGCAGTAATGACTGGTATGGGTGGTGTTATCGTAGTTTTATTACAGAAGCTTTAGATCCAATCCTCTAATTTTTCTCCCATAATCTGACTTGCGATATCAATTTTTTTACGTAAAGCTTTTACAATTTTTTCATCAACAGTTTTTTCTGCAATTATATCTACGTATGTCATATTTCTAGTTTGACCAATACGATCTATTCTAGCTTCTGATTGTGTTCTTTTTTCTAAATCATAACCATTAGAAAAATAAATCATTGTATTTGCTTCAGTGAGCGTAATACCATAACCACCAGTTTGTGGTGTACCAACCAAGAACCTTACTTCACTATCTGGGTTTTGTATTTCTTTAATAGCCTTTTGTCTATCTTCAGTGGTGGTGTCACCATAATAAGTGACCACGGATCGAGGACCATAGTCTTTTGATATGGCAGCTACCACATTATTTATATCATGTCTCCAATGACACCAGATAACTGCTTTACCCTCTACTTCATCTAATACATTTAATAATTCTGATATTCTATTATTTTTTATTTGTTTAACTGTGCCATCATCAGCTTTGAAGTGACCACAAGTTATTTGTTGCAAACGCATCAATTGCACAAGTGCAGTGCTAGTAGTCATGGTTTTATTATGCATTTCTGCAATTGCCATTCTTTTCATCTGTGTGTAAAGCTTTTGTTGCTCTGAGGATAATTGTATAGTTCTTTTTGTGTATGTTTTAGGTGGTAGATCTAAACAATCTTTCTTTAAAATTCTTTCTGAAAAAGGTTTTATAATCTCAGCCAACTCATCTAAATTTTTATAACCTGCAACTATTTGAAAAGACTTACCACCAAAGTTCATAGTTTTTAATTTTGCATATCTAGATCTAAAAGCATAGTAAGAAGAGAACCCTAATAATTCTGGTTGTAAAAACTCACATTGTTTATACAGATCTAATGGTGACTTTGTAACCGGTGAACCAGTTAATATTCTTGAGAATCTTGCAGCACGACCTAAATCACAAATATTTTTTGTACGTTTCGCATCAGGGTTTTTTATAGTTGTGGACTCATCAACGGCCATCAATGCTCTATGAGAGAATAAAAATTTTTTTGCAAAGTCTACACCTTTTTGTGTAGATAGAGCTTCTACATTCATGATTAAAATGTGTAGATCCTCATCTGTTTTAAATAAACTATCTAACTCTCTTTGTTGTTTTTGACTTATGGTAGCCTGCCATAGCACAACTTTTTTATCTATGTGGTTTACCATGTGATTCGGTATTTCTTGATCATACCAATTTTTATAAACACCTTTTGGTGCAATAATTAAAGCACCATCAATCTTACCATTGTCATAAAGCATAGATATATTATCTATTAATACTTTAGATTTACCTGTACCCATCTCCATAAAATAAGCAAAGAATGGTTTTTTCCATGATCTTTTTAATGCCTTGAGCTGATGCTCGTATGGCTTTGTTTTAAATTTGTAATCCATAAATAGTTTATTATTCTTTCTTGCAAAACAATATAAACATGATAAATAATAAGTCAAGAAAGTTATGAGCAAAACAGTTTATATAATTCAAGAGCTTCCAGGTACAAAGATAGGGGCTCCAAAATACAATATCATGGGTGCATCAAAGTTTGGTGACTTAAAAACTTTATTACCAGAAAATTCACAAATAATAATGTCACCAGGGCCACTGATATTTAAACTTAGAAAGCTTCTAAAGAACTTTACTGAAGAAGATTATTTACTACTTACAGGCGATCCTGCCATAATTGGTGTGGCTTGCTCTATTGTATCTGATATTACAAACGGAAAATTTAATTTTTTAAAATGGGATAGACAAGAAAAAATGTATTATCCAATAAAAGTAAACCTATATGAAAAAGGTGAAATTGAAGATTAATCTTGACATAGGATTTTATGTAATTATAAAGAGTACACGAAAGGAGAAATTATGAATATTAATTTCGAACAAGATAAGCAGGACTCATTAACAAAAGTTAATGATGCCAAGTCTTTGTCTGAACAAGTTGTGAAATTACAAGCTATGGAAGAAGACTTAGCTGCGAGAGAAGATCAAATAAAAAAATTAAAAAAAGATATTGAAGTTATCTCTGGTGAAGTAATACCAACTATGATGCAAGAGATGAACTTATCTACATTAAAACTATCGGATGGATCTTCTGTAGAAGTAAAACCGATTTATGGTGCCTCAATATCTCCTGCAAAAAAGGAAGAGGCATTTAACTGGCTTCGTAATCACGGTCTAGGTGATCTTATTAAAAATGAGATTACAGTTTCCTTTGGTCGTAACGAAGATAACAAGGCAATTGCTTATGCAAACCTTGCACAAGGTCAAGGATTTCAACCTGTCCAGAAGTTAAAGGTTGAACCTATGACACTTAAAGCTTTAGTCCGTGAGCGTCTTGAGTCTGGACAAGAGATGCCCACGGAACTATTTAACGTGTTCGCAGGAAACCGAACCAAAATAACAAGGAGTAAATAACGATGAGCAAAGAACCAATAAAGAAGGCGAATGGGTCATTGGCGATGAACAACTTTGAAGCAGACGCAAACATGGGAATGGGTAATCTAACTCAAGATGATTTAGCATTACCGTTTCTAAAAATACTTGGTCAACTATCTCCAGAGGTAAACAAAAGAGATGGCAAGTATGTAGAAGGGGCACAGCCTGGAATGATATTTAATTCAGTAACAGGCGATCTCTTCGATGGTGAGAAAGGTGTAAAGATTATACCTTGTCACTATAAGTTGGAGTATGTTGAATGGAGAGATAGAGGTAAAGATGGATCTGGTGCGCCAGTAAATATTTATCCTTCTTCTTCAGACATCATGACAAAGACTACAAGAGGGGCAGACTTTAAAGATAGATTACAAAATGGTAATTATATCGAGAAGACTGCGCAGCACTTTGTAATTGTTGTTGGATCAATTCCTACAACAGCTTTGATTGCTATGAAATCTACTCAATTAAAAATTAGTAGAAAATGGAATAGCATGATGCAAAGTATCAAACTCAAGGGTAAGAATGGTATGTTCACACCCGCTTCTTTCAGTCACGAATACTTATTGAAGACTAACCAACAATCAAATGATAAAGGTAGTTGGTTTGGTTGGGAGATAAGTAAAGTGGGTCCTGTAGAGAATGCAGATATCTATCACCAAGCAAAAAGTTTTGCTGAGAGCATTAGTAAAGGAGATGTTCAAGTAAAACATGGTGAAGAACAAACAAGTGAAGCATCACATTACTAGAATCCTAGGTTGTGGGCGTGGAAGCGAGAGTGAAAACGCCCACAGAATATTCGCATGGAAGATAAATTTGTTAAAATATTTGATGGATTAAAAAGAGATTATGGTTACGCCGAAATTAGCAACGGATACAAAGACACAACAACAGGTAAGTTTAAAGTAAAACATGGTTGGGCAGGTAAGCCTTTAACCAAATCTGATTATGTCGACCATCTCTCTGGTAAAAAATCTATAGGAATCCAACCTTGTGATGACAATGGCATGGTTAATTTTGGTGCCATAGACATAGATTCAAAAGCATATCAAGATTTTAGTCCTAGAAAATATTTAGAAATAATTCAAAAGAATAGTCTACCGGTAATACCAGTTAAATCTAAAAGTGGTGGACTACATTTATACATACACACAAAAGAAAAAGTCAAAGCTAGTTTTTTAAGAAATTTTTTAGACAAACTATTATATACATTAGAGTTAAATCCAACAACTGAAATATATCCAAAACAAACAGAACTTGGAACAGGGCCTGATGGAAGTTTTACAAACGGTAATTTTATAAACCTACCATACTACAACAAAACAGAAAGAGTTGCATTAAATTTTGATGGTCAAGAATTTTCTTTTGATCAATACATACAAGTTGTTGAAGCTAATTTAAAATCAGAAAAAGAATTAAACGAATTTATAGATGCACATATAAGTAAAATTTTAATGGGTGGTGCGGAAGAATTTAACGATGGCCCACCATGTTTACAAGCTATATCAAAAACAATTGATGATAGTAACAAACTACCTGATGAGAGAGATCGATTCTTATTTAACTACATGGTCTTTTGTAAAAAGAAATATCCTGATCTTTGGGAGAAAAGAGTTTTAGAAGGTGCAAGAAAATATATTTTATATGATGAAGAATGGGGAGACAAAAAAGTTTTAGATAAAATAAAATCTTGGAGAAAACCAACTGCAGGACATCTTTGTGATCAAGATCCTATTAGAAATTTTTGTATAAAATCAGAGTGTGCAAAAAGACAGTTTGGTTACATGTCAGATAAACAAAAGAAATTTCCACAGTTATCAGCTTTGATTAGAATAGATTATCAACCAGAGCCAGAGTTTAGATTTACAGTTCATTTTAACGATAAACAAGATGGTGAGAAAAGTAAACAAGTGGTGGCTAGAGATGTAAATTATTTAATGGACATGGAAAAATGTAGAAGACTCGTAGCATCACACACACCGATAGCACCACCACGAATAAAGCAAGATGAGTTTCAAGTTATCATAGAAAAATTAAAAGAGACTGAGACTGTGCAACCACCTCCAGCTGGTACTTCTCCAAAAGAAATATTACAAAAATATTTAGAAGAACATATTCATGGAGTCCCTGCAATTAGTGCTACGTCATTTAGTAGTGGATCTGTTTTAAAAGAAGATGGCTTTGCATATTTTACTATGGAAGTATTTTTTAATTATTTAAAAAATAAAGAATGGAAAATGAAATATGAAAAAACTGGTAGGATGTTAATAGAAGAATTTAAAGCAGAGCTAGGATACTTAAAAAGATATCCTAAAAAAGATACAGATAAAAAATCACACAACCCAATACGATGTATAAAAATACCTATGTCTTTTTTTGAAAGAGATGAGGAGGATGTTGAGATTATAGATATGAAAAACAAAGGGGACATACTTTGATAAAAAAATTTTATGGTCCTCCCGGTACAGGCAAGACAGAAAAATTAATAAGAAGAGCTTTAGCTTACGTTAGATCTGGAACACCTATAAATAAAATAGGTTACTTTGCATTTACAAAAAAAGCAGCCAACACTGCAAAAGAAAGAATGTTAAATAAAAATAGACAGTTTCAAAAAAAAGATCTTAGATATTTTCAAACACTACATTCTTTAGCTTTTCACACACTAGGATTAAAAGAAGAAAATGTAATGCAAGATTATCATTATAATGACCTAGGAAAAACTTTAAGTATAAGTGTCAAAGCAAAAAGAGATATAGACTCCTCACCTTATCTAACCTGTGATAACGAGTATTTTCAAATTATAATTAAGTCTAGAGAAAAAAATATAAAAGTTTGGAATGAGTATTGCACTGCAGAATACAGCAAAGAAATAAATCCAGGCATATTAAAACACATAGCAGTTAATTATTTTAAATACAAAGAGAGTAATTCGCTAATAGATTACACAGATATGATTCATCAATTTATAGAGAAAAAAGAACTGTGCCCTAAATTTGATGTAGTATTTATTGATGAAGCACAAGACCTATCTCCAATACAATGGATGATGTACGACATACTAAAAGCAAATACCAAAGATATGTATCTTGCAGGAGACGATGATCAAGCCATATATGCATGGGCAGGTGCAGATGTAGATAGATTTATAAAAGAACCTGCAACAGAAATAGTTTTAAAAAAATCAAGAAGAGTGCCAGTAAAGATACAAGAAATATCAAACATTGTGGTGAGTCGTATAGAAGGATTGAGAGCAGATAAACTATATTATCCGAAAGACGAAGATGGATCTTACGTAAAAATTAATAATTTAAATAATGTAGATCTATCAAAAGATAACTGGTTAATCTTAACTAGAACAATAAATAAATCTATTGAGATATCAAAAGAAATTAAAACAAAAGGTTTTTTCTTTGAAAATAAATTTATTAAAAGTTTAAATACTAAACTACATAAAGCAGCAGTGTTTTACTCTAGGTGGTCTGAAGGACAAGATTTAGAACAAACACAGAAAGACGATGTGGAAGATTATATGTCAGAGGATAATTGGAATGAATTAGTTCCTTGGTATGAAGCTTTTGATAAAGCGAATCTTGAAGATAAAAATTACATTAGAATGCTTCTATCAAACAAAGAAAATCTAACAGAGGATCCAAGAATAAAAATATCTACGATTCATGCAGCAAAAGGTGGAGAATGTGAGAATGTAATATTAGTATTGGATAACGCTAGGAAAATTAGAGAAGCTGTGTTAAAAAGTAGTAAAAAAAGAGATGAAGAACACAGAGTTTGGTACGTAGGAATTACTCGTAGTAAAAATAATTTATATTTAATGCGAGCTAAAATAGAAAGGCATGGTTATAATTTATGACAACAAAAGATATATTTGAGGAAGCATTTCCTCAATACACTCAAATAGGTGGGAATCACTATACTAAATTTCCTATTCAACCATATGAGTTTATTTCTAAAAACAATCTTTCGTTTTTTCAAGGCAACGTAATTAAATACGTTTGTCGTTATCAACGAAAGGGAGGTGTTGAAGATCTAAAAAAGATAGTGCACTATTGTCAATTAGAAATGTTAAAAATGAAAGATGCAAAGAAAACTTAAAGTATTAGATTTATTTTCTGGCATAGGAGGATTTGCATTAGGTTTAGACTCTACAGGAATATTTGAGACTGTAAAATTTGTAGAGAAAGATAAATACTGTAAGAAAGTTTTACAAAAAAACTTTCCTAACATACCGATTGAGGAGGATATAAAAGATGTTAAAGGAAAAGAAGGAGACGCAGATGTCATTGTGGGAGGATTCCCCTGCCAACCAATGTCAGTCGCAGGAAAAAGAAAAGGAACAGATGACGACCGCTATCTCTGGCCAGAAATGTTTAGACTCATTAGGGAGATCAAACCCCAATTCGTTATTGGGGAGAATGTGCAAGGAATTATTAACATCCAAAACGGCATGGTACTCAGACAGGTGCAAGACGACTTGGAAAGTGAAGGTTTCGAAGTCCAATGTTTCCTTATTCCAGCTTCAGGCATCGGTGCTTGGCACCAGAGGTACAGAGTCTGGATTGTGGGCCACTCCGAACACAATGGATCACTTGCCTCCAAGATCAAAAGAAGGGACACTGAAACTACAACAAGGACACAGGAGGGGACGAACACGACCGGCAAACCTGCGAGAACAAGTGGATCCAGAAACAATGAGAATGTATCCGACACCGAGATCATCGGGACAAGAGAATCCAGAAACATTAATCAAGAGGAAGGGGATGAAAGCAGCAGCTCAACACAATCTAACAGCAGCAGTGAAGATGTATCCAACACCAACAGTGGGATCAGAGGAGGGTGGAGAACAATCGGACAGAGTGGAGAGAACAAAGTCTGGAGGTTTTATTCTAAGGAAGAAGAACAAACCACAGATGACTTACGGAGCAAAACTATCAGACGCAATGCTTTACTTGGAAAAGAAAAAATTATTTTACAGTCCAACAACGAACGACGGGAAGAACGTGACGTTTCCGATCAGTCAGAAGAACAGAACATCAATAGTAGGAGACATGATACGAATGAACAAGAACAAACCTGGTGGCAAATTGAATCCGACCTTTGTGGAATTCCTGATGGGATTTCCTATGAATTGGACAAAGACAGAGCCAACAGAATCAAAACTCTTGGTAACGCAATCGTCCCACAAATTGCAAGAGAAATAGGATTAGCTATAAAAAAAGTTTTATGATCATACCAAAGTTTGAAGCACAAACAGAATGGATTGAACCAGAAGAATATCCAGATCTAAGATCATACGATGAGATTGCAATTGACTTAGAGACAAGAGATCCTGAACTTAAAACAAGAGGATCTGGTTCTGTTATTGGTTTAGGTGAGGTTGTTGGTATCGCTGTGGCTGTGCCTGGAAGAAAATTTTATTTTCCCATTGCTCATGGCTCTGGACCAAACATGGACAAGAAAAAAACTTTAGAATGGTTTAAAGATATTTGTGCATCACCCGCTACGAAAATATTTCATAACGCTATGTATGACGTATGTTGGATACGAAAATTAGGTATAAAAATCAATGGTTTAGTGGTTGATACCATGATAGCAGCATCTTTAATTGATGAGAATAGATTTAAATATGATTTAAATAGTTTGTCTTGGGACTATCTTGGTTTTGGTAAATCAGAAGTAGCTTTGGTTGAAGCTGCAAAGTCAAGAGGACTAGATCCAAAAGCAGATCTCTGGCAACTGCCCGCTATGGAAGTTGGAGCATACGCAGAGAAAGATGCAGAGTTAACTTTAGAACTCTGGCAAATATTTAAAAAAGAAATTATTCATCAAGATGTAGAATCTATTTTTAATCTTGAGACAGATCTGTTTCCTTGTTTGGTCGACATGCGTTTTTTAGGAGTGAGAGTAGATGTAGAAAACGCTCATAGATTAAAGAAAGACCTAGAGTACCAAGAAAAATTGTTACTGTCAGAAATAAAAAAAGAAAGTAGCATAGAAGTTCAAATATGGGCAGCAAGGTCAATTGCCAAAGTTTTCGACAAATTAAATTTACCTTACGAACGAACTGTAAAAACACAAGCACCTTCCTTTACAAAAAATTTTTTACAAGAGCATGCACATCCTGTTGTAAAACAAATAGCTAAAGCTAGAGAGATAAACAAAGCTCACACTACATTTATTGATACCATAATTAAATATGAACATAAAGACAGAATACATGCAGAGATAAATCAAATTAGATCTGATGCAGGTGGAACTGTTACTGGTAGATTTAGTTATAACAATCCAAATTTACAGCAACTACCGGCAAGGAACAAGGATCTAGGACCTATGATTAGATCTTTGTTTTTACCAGAAGAAGGATGTCATTGGGGATGCTTTGATTATAGTCAACAAGAACCAAGACTAGTTGTACACTATGCAGGTCTACATAAATTTCCAACAGTCTATGATGTTATCGATGCATATGAAAATGATTCATCAACAGACTTCCATCAAACTGTGGCTGACATGGCTAAGATTCCTAGATCACAAGCAAAGACAATTAATCTAGGTTTATTTTACGGAATGGGTAAAGCTAAGTTACAAGCAGAGTTAGGAGTTTCAAAAGATAAAGCAGCAGAATTGTTTGACCAATACCATGCGAAGGTTCCCTTTGTTAAACAGTTAATGAACTCGGCCTCTAATCGTGCACAAGAACGTGGACAGATCCGTACACTTCTTGGTCGGTTATGCCGATTTCATTTATGGGAACCAAATAGTTTTGGTATGCACAAAGCCATGCTACATGAAGATGCACTCAGGGAACACGGACCTGGGATCAGAAGAGCATACACATACAAAGCATTAAATAAATTAATACAAGGTAGTGCAGCTGATATGACTAAAAAAGCAATGTTAGATTTATATAAAGAAGGAATATTGGCACATATACAGATACATGATGAGTTAGATCTATCTGTTGAATCTGATGCACAGGCAAAAAAGATAATTGAAATTATGGAGAATGCGGTTAACCTAGAAGTCCCCAATAAAGTTGATTATGAAACAGGGAAGACTTGGGGAGATATTTATGATAAGGATTAATTATGGCTTATTTAAATGCAAACATACCAGTAGAGTACGCACAAATTAGAAGGGAGTATTTATATGATCTTAAAAAACATCATGGAGAAGTTGAAGACTGTATTATCTTTGGTGTTAGCTGTATTACAGGTCGTGCTTTATTATTTCATGCTATTATGGAAAACGGCGCAATCTTTTATCGCCTCCCAATTAGCGCGTTTATTCAAAGAGGATTTAAAGTTACCGACGTACCACAAAGAAGACTTGATGAACTTCAGCTCTGGAATTCTTTTAGTTATTATCCTTCTGTTCATTGTTGGGACATTCTAGAATCACAATCTGGTAAATACATTGGTAAAGATAAAAAATGGCATCACGGAAAATATTTATTTACTGTTGACTTTGCACATCCAGAAGCTAACATACTAGACACTGATCATTCAGAGATACCGCACGAACATAAGTGCGCTCACATACTTGCTTTAAACGATGGCAACTATGCAGCTCAACCTAACAACAGATTAATATGGGACATACCGTCATTTACGGTAAAGGATCAAGTACCTGATTGGAAGGTTCAAACTAATTATTGGAACGTAGAAGATACAGGACAATGGAAAACTGAGGACACTGATAATTTCTTCTACGAGATGGAGGAGAAGAAACATGATTAAAAAAGTTAAAGATAAAGCTTTACACTATTGGGCAAACCATAAGATTGAATCTATTGTGTTTGTAATTTTAGTCGTAGCATTAATAGTTAAATAATGAATTCAGGAGATAGCCAGTATGGATTACAGATTCACAGCTTTGCTGATAATTTTAATATGTTTACTGGCTATTTTCGTACGTCCAATGTCTCATACGCCGTTGAAACTAGACTCAAAAGACTTTATACTACCAAAACCAAAACCTAAAAATGAATAAGAAACCACTCAACATATCTGAAGAAGCTGCTGTTCAAATGCCTATGAAGACGGTAGCTTCATTGATAATTATCGTAGCACTAGGCACTATGGGCTATTTTCAAATCATAGAACGTCTCAACGTTGCAGACACCCGTATACAAATCATGGAGAAAGATCTTGAAGAAAATACAGAGTTTAGAATTAAATGGCCACGTGGACAATTAGGATCACTGCCCGCAGATTCTGAGCAATTTATGATGATCGAAGATCTTTATAAGACCACAGACAAAATTAACAAACACGTTGAAGACATGGCATTGAACAAAGTAAATATACAATTTTTAAGAACACAAATGGATAAAGTGTTGGCTGACATTGAAAAATTAAAAGATGCTAATCGTGAGATTGGCTACAAGAATGGAAGTTATTCACAATGATAGGTTTATTTTTTATAGGTTCTATATTTTCAATTATTATATTATCCATATTAATATACGTGAGGAAATATGATTGAGACTGTGATAGCTTTACTTATGTTTGTAAACGGAGAGATTAAGGAAGCCCGTTTGCAACCATCAATGGCAGTATGTTTACGAGGTAAACGTGAAGCAGAGAGAACTTTTTCTGAGTCTGTTTCTTATAAATGTATTCGTAGTAAAGCAGAATTAGAGGACAATATTGATGGATCGAAAAGTATTAAAAAACTTATCTTATCTAAATAAATTTGCACAAAGATTAAGAGATGCACGCTTTTATCAACGTAGAAAAGATAGTAAAAAAATATATAATAGGAAAAAAATAAAAAATGAATCTTTCGCGTAACTTCACTCTCTCAGAGCTTATCAAAAGCGACACTGCTATACGTAAGGGCATCAATAACAATCCTAACGCAGAGCAAATAGAAAAATTAAAATTATTGTGTGAAAATATTTTACAGCCAGTACGTGATCATTTTGGCAGGGTAAAGGTGACTAGCGGATTTCGTAGCAGTGAGTTGTGTGTGGCCATCGGCAGCTCAGTCAACAGCCAACATGCCAAGGCAGAAGCTGCGGATTTTGAAGTAATAGGCACAGACAACGCTGAACTTTTTGATTGGATAAAAGCAAACCTCACGCCAGATCAGCTCATACTCGAGTTCTATACTCCAGGTGAACCTAACAGCGGATGGATCCATTGCAGCTGGATAGCAGATCAACCAAGAGCATCATTTCTACATGCGTATAGATCTGAGGGTAAAACAAAATATAAACCTATATTAGGGAGTGCCAGAGATCTTGTCTAAACTTATATTAATGAAAGCGTTTAGTAATATTGATACCGTGCAGGGTCATTGCCACAATTGTGAAGAGGAGACTATTTTAGTTGCAATTGTTTCAGAATTTTATAGGTGTACTAATTGTGGTGCTGATACAAAGCAACACGTAAATGGTTGTATAAGATATATACAGCTATCAGAAAGTGATAAAGAATATATAAGAACACATGGCAAAACGTAAGTTTACAACTTTTGTACCAAGACCAAAACCAAAGAAACGTCCAGGTCGACATACAAAAAGATTAAACAAACATAGAAAGAGACAATTGAAACATAACGGAAGATGAGCCAAAGAGAAATAGATGATCTAGCCATTATGTGGAATAAAACTAAAGATCAAAAATACAAAGATCTTTGGTACAAGAAAGTGAGGGAGTTATCAAATGGACTTAATAATACTAAACGACGGGATGTACAGTCTCATACCAGTCACAAAAGAGATGATGGCAAGTATGAAGTTATACATGGGTCAAGAAAATTTATTTGATCTTTGTGATATATTAAGATTAAAATTAACCACATACAGCGACAGCTTAAATGCTCACGTCATGAATGATGGCAGCGGATATTTTTATGGCTGTATTTGGGATTAAGTTTCCTGAACAGGAGAGCAATAAAACTTTATATGTATGAGATTTTTGTTTATTTCTTCTGGGCCTATCTCTTTTATTTTATTCATAGACATTGTGTACCCAAATTCTAAACAATCATATAGGTTATTGAATTTTTGATCTGTAACGTATGGTGGCATACAACCCACACCTGAGATTCCAGAACACATTATTAAAGTCAGTAAAAATTTCATTGACAGCCCCTTTAAATTTTAATAGGATATCCTACATTATATGTACAAAGAAAGGTTATAATACATGACAGACTTTAGCAAATATAAAAATGTATCACTATCAAATGATACATATACTAAACTTGACAGTTTGAGAAGGGTCATAGTGCCCAACACAATTGTATCAAGAGCCCAGACTGTTAATATCTTAGTAAATGAAAAAGTTGAGAAGATGAATGGCAAACTGGCAAAGGCTAAGAACAAAGGATGATTTCTTGGCAGCTCCACCAGAACTTAAACTGTGGAGAGCTGTCTTGAGTCTAGCTGCGGATGATGCTGTGAAGGATAAGTTTAAAAATATGGATGGACGTAATGCAATTGATGCTGCTCGATCTTGGTTTTTAAATCCTACTTCTAATTTTTTTATGGTCTGTAACTATGCTGAATACGAACCAGAATATGTTTTAGATAAAATGAAATTAGCAATTGAAAGACAAGAAAGGAGAGAAGATGCCCAAAGAAAAAGTTATATGTAATGTTTGTAAAGGTAATGGATTTGTAAAAGTTCCTTACGAACAAACTTACGATGAACAATGGGCTGATTGTGATTTTTGTAATAGTCAGGGTGAGATTTACCTGGAAGACGAATACATTAACGAACAATTTGATCACGACTTAAATGAAGTAGAGGAGGACACAGATGATCGAGGATCGGGGACCTCTGGATCTCACACGACGCATTGAGGATCTAGAGAAACAAAAGAAAATTTTACAAGATGCTTGCCGAAGAGCAGGTAAAACTATTAAAGAACAACAGGCAAAGCTAGATGCAATACACAAAGGAGCAGACTATGAGTCTAAGATTGGCACTGATTAGTGCATTAGAAGATAAGTACAATGCCCAGATATCTTCTGCTGATGCAACTATAAAAATTTATTTAGATCACTCTGTGGGCATCGGAGAACATCCACAACACATAGAAGAATTAGATAAACTTCTTCAACAGATTGTTGATGCACAAGAAAAATTAAAAGAATTACAGGCATATAAGATATGATTAGCGAAGCTGATGCAGCATATATTGCAGGTTTGTTTGATGGTGAGGGTAGTATTCAATACAAACAATACGACAGACAAAGAAAAAATAATAAAAAGCCATACCCTACCTGGTCAATTAGGATGGAAATATCTATGACGGATAAATCTGTTTTGGCTTGGATGCATAATTTATTAGGATGTGGAACCCTTAACGAAAAAAGATACAAGACTCCATATACAGTTGGATGGAAAAAACAATGGCGTTGGAGATGTCAATCAAGAGATGCGTACTATGTTTCTTTGTTGATCCAACCTTACGCTCATGTAAAAATAGAAGATATAAATAAAATTATTAAACATTACTCAATGCTTGGTAAAGAAAAAATTAAAGCTAAAGTAATTAACATTGCTAATTATAAAATTAAAAAAACAAATAGTTTGATAGATTATGATGGATGATAAAGACATAGAAGAGTACCATAACATTGGTAAAGAAATAATTTGGAATAAAAAATTTACTTACCCAAAGAGTCAAAGAGAGTTAGTCATGGGTCGAAGACACTACGCAGTAGATAACCAAAAATTACCATCTGTAACAACTATATTATCACAAACACAGACAAAAGAAAAGCAAGATTCATTAGCCAATTGGCAAGCTAAAATAGGCAAGGAAGAGGCTACGAGGATCAAGGACCAAGCAGCTGCTCGAGGAACCGCAATGCATACATTGTTAGAGCACTATCTATTAGGTGAAAAACATGCCGATTTAACGGACATAGGGCAACAAGCAACGATGATGGCTGAAAAAGTCATAGAGGAGGGTCTAAAAGGGCACTTAAGTGAAATATGGGGCTCTGAGGTGACCGTATGGTATCCAGATTTATATGCAGGGCAAACTGATGTTGTTGGTGTGTATGATAATTTAGAAAGTATTGTTGATTTTAAACAGACTAACAAACCAAAGAAAAGAGAGTGGATTGAAGATTATTTTATTCAATTAGCTGCATATGCTATGGCTCATGATTTTACCTATAACACTGCAATAAGAGCGGGTGTTATATTAATGTGTTCAAAAGATGGTTATTTTCAAAGATTTGAGGTGTCAGATGATGAATTTAGGCAGTATAAGTACAAATGGTTGGCAAGAGTTGGGCAATACTACTCTAGTTTAGAATAGTTCTAAACTGTTTGTGTCATATAGAACTTTTTCTTAGAACAAAAAAATATTTTTTTTATTTTCAAAACCATGTTACAGGCGTTACAATGTTACAATTGTAAATAAACATTGATTATCAACACTTATTTAAGATTAGATTGTAACAACCCAATGTTACAGATGTTACAATCCGCATAAACACTCACTTTTCAAGTTCCCGGAGCGCGCGTATGGAAATTGTTTTTTGTAAAAAATGTCCCTAGAGAAAAGATCTATAGGGTGTATAAGGTGGTATGCCTAAGAAAAGAAGAAAAGCTGCACTCACTGAAACAACACCCGATATACCATTCCACAAAGTTAGAGTTGAATGGGTTGATTGTGTATCTGATTCTGGATGGGCTAATGAAAAAGAATTTGATAAAATGAAATTAGCTAGACCAGTAAACGAGGGTTGGCTATACGAAAAAACAAAAGATCATATAAAAATATTTGCATCATACGATAAAGATGAAGATGGAATTACGTTTGGGGATCGGACGATGATTCCTCGACAGTGGGTGAAGAAGATAACTCGTCTGTAACTACTTCAGCATTTCTATCTATAATCGGTTGGTAATGTTCCAAAGCTTCTACAACCTTTTTATCTATTTCTTCTTGGCTCAAACCTTCATGCTTGTGTAGGTGAATCTGTTGATTGTTATAATATCCAGCTGCTTTTCCACGTGAAACCTCCATATTACCTGATGCAGTCCAGGCTTTGTTTTCTCTGAACTCATCTCTCAATCTACCTAATTCTGTTATGTGACCTTCAAATGTTATGTCATATTTTTTTCTTAATTCAGATCTTCTGATCCCTATATAAGCTACAACATCTGGATGTAATTTAGAATTCTGTAATTGACTAGCTTTTGAGTAAGCACTTTTTTCTGAATATCCTGCTTTGATTGCACACATTTCTGGTGTTAGTCTACCCTCTTCTGATGCTATTAACTCTGCAAATTTTCTTTGTTTATCTGTTAGATCAGGTAAAGTTTTTGCTTTTTCTAATCTTAACTCGTTTATTCTATTGACTACAAGTGGGTATTGTTTGGGGTTTTGAAGTTTACTAGCTATCACTTCAGCAGTCTCTGTCGAGTATCCTGCTTGAATTGCGCAGTCTTTTGCGGTCAGTTTGCCTTCATTGTCCACCAATATGTCTGTAAACAATATTTGTTTTTCTGTTAATCTTTTTGGAACTCCCATGGTTGAAATATATAAAATATAGGATATATTTCAAGCACGAATGAATGGAAAGCTATTAAGTCAAGTATTAAATAAAATGCTAGTATCTCCTGCAGCTCAAGATGCAAGAGTACAAGTTTGTTTACCAGATGGTAAATTTTATGATGTTACTTCATTTCAAATGCTTGAAAATAAAATTATAGGACACAGAGAGTCTCACAGGTTGGTGTTCACAATCAAGGCAGAGACTTGGAATATGGGTAAGGTTATTAAAAAAATTGGTGACCACTCTTAACCTAAAACTTAACCTAAAAAATGTTAAAGGAAGAGAGTAAATTTTGGAGACAAATTAAAGACCATAAATGTAAAATAACCTGGACTAGGATTGAAAATTCTGCATCACATGGCACCCCAGATTTACTAGGATACACCAATAAAAAAACATTTTTTACATTAGAATTAAAAGTTAAAAAAAGTAAAAAAATATCGTTCTCACCACACCAGATTTCGTTTCATATTAGACATCCTAAGAACACTTTTATCATGGTAAAAGAGCTGCCACGGGCCCTCGGTCAGGGGGCTATAAAACTTTATGAAGGGACCGAGATCCACGCGCTTGTGGGCGGGACCCACCCGGAGCCTGTGGCTTGTGGCTTATCAGCTTGTTGCTTGTTCCTTGAGCGCTTGTAGCTTGTGGCCTGGTGCGTGCTTGTGGGCGGGGCCCTCCCAGAAATTTATTCATACCATGATTGCTCGGAGTAATCTTCAGGGCCATGTTGAGCTTCAAAGATGAACGCCTGGAGTTTATCCTCCCAAGACCATTGTCCAGATTCCTTTTCCAGGATCGGTTGAATTTTTGTAATAAATTTTGCAGCTTGCTCCCTGGATTTAAAACCTCTTTTAACGTCTCGTGCTTTTTGACGTGACCAATACGACCATCCGCCCTCTTCATCACCGCCGTGATTCCTGGTCGCCCAATAAATAGAAATATAAAAATTAGTGTTCACCATAAGCTATGTTTTTAACTTTCGGATCCCAACACGCCCGACAGTCCAGGCAAGCGTTACCCTGCTGCGGGGCTGGACATGTAGCTGCTTTTGTGACCACGGTCGATGTATTAGGCCAGGCGCCAGCTGGCGCCTGGTCAATCATGGGCATGGAGAATCTTACAACTAAATTCC